TCATATCGCTGACCTCAAATATTTCTCTGCGATTTCCTCTGTGAATTCGCCGTGCTGTTCGGCGTAGTCGATCAGGAACCGGATGAGCTTCAAGCGCTTGTCCGGTTCCACCTGACAATTTTCCCTTGCGATGAAAGCGTTAACCGCCCCCGTCACCTGGTGATACAGGTCGACCTTGTCCCGATTGTAGGGGCTTCCTTCTCCCGTGAGCATCCAGGCAGGATTCACATTGAATTTTAGATGCAGAAGACGGAGAAGCTTCGCGGGCATCTCGCGATTTCCACGCTCGTAAGTATTGTAAGCGCTTTGCGACACCTCAAGCGCTTCGGCAAAGGGCACTTGCTTGAGCCCGGAATCCTTTCGAATTTTCCCGAGCCTTTGCCCCATTGCCTCCATGAATCCGTCTTGCATCAAAATATCTCGAATGCGATAAAACTGTTGCGGTTAGCGCGATTATATGATTCGTTCTGTCTTGTGTCGAATTATCTCTATGGACTTGGGCAGTTATGCATTCTCAGCTTTTATCACCCAAACAACTCGCAGATCGATCCGGATGGCCGGTTGCTCGCATCCGGAACCTCATTGCCAAGCAGGAAATCCGGTATGTCCGGATTGGAGGAAGTCTGTTTCTACCGGAAAACGCCGTGGATGAGTATCTTGCGGCGAATATGGTCGAGCCCAAGCAGAAGGCTTTGGCACTTGCTGACAACGCCTCCAGAGCTTGAGGAGCGGCACATGAAGCAGCAAGCTGAAGCGCTGGCCCCACGGCCGATTTACAAGGTTGCGGTCAGCCGCGTCCGTGCGGCGGAACTTCTCGACGTCTCGACGGGCACCTTTGACGACTGGGTTCGCCGTGGCCTTATGCCGAAAGGCGTGAAAATCGGCTCGTTACGCCGTTGGGACGCGGAGGAAATCCGGGCGTCCTGGTACGACATCAAAGAACAGGGCTTGAGCGGAGATGAAGATGATGGCGAAAACCCGTTTGATCATGCGGTCGGGTAATCAGCGCGTCCCCTTCAAATATTGCTCGCGGGATATCGATCGGCACGGCAACGAACGGTTCTATCTCCGCCTGCCAGGCATGCCCAAGTACCGGATGACGTCCGCATATCTGGACGAGGCCGGCAGCATCACCCAGGCATTTACGGAAGAATATCACCGCGTGCTGGCTGGCGATCGTGGCGAGAAAGCCGTGCCGATTTCGCGCCTGGAGCCCGGCTCGGTTCGCTGGCTTGTCGAGACCTATTATCGGTCCAAGGCGTTTCAAAGCCAGTCTCCGGCCACGCAGAAAGACAAGAAGAGCGTTCTCAATCGCTATTGCGTTAATGTGGGCGACCTGCCGTTCAAGAAGATCCGCAAATCCGACATCGAAGCTAGCCAGATGAAGCGCAGCCGCACGCCCGGCGCTGCTGACAAGGTGGTGAAGTATCTCAAGGCGCTCTTCAATTGGGCTATCAGCGCCGAGCTGGCGACGTTCAATCCTGCGAATGGCGTCACCAAAATCCATAAATCCCCCGGTTTCCATACCTGGAGCGAAGCGGAAGTGGCGCGCTATCGCGCAGCCTACCCGCTCGGTTCCACAGCTCGGCTTGCAATGGAACTGATGCTGAATTTGGGCGTCAGACGCTCGGACCTCGTCAAGCTCGGCTGGCGTAACCTGGTCGGTGACCGCATCGAATTCATCCCAGAGAAGGGCTCGGGCAAATATGCGCAGTCCCTCAGCCTGCCTGTCACAGACGAATTACGTGTGGCGCTGGACGCGATCACGCATGATCAGCCGACCTTCCTTGTCACCGAATACGGCAAGGCGTTCAGCGGCAACGGATTCGGCAACAAGATGCGCCAGTGGTGCAACGACGCCGATTTGCCGGAATGCTCGTCGCACGGCCTAAGAAAGGCGTCCGCGACGATCCTCGCCGAGGCCGGAGCGACCGAGCATCAGTTGATGGCGATCTTTGGCTGGTCTGATTCCAAGATGGCGCAGCACTATACGAAAGCAGCCCAATCCAAGCGGATTATCGATGCCGGTTTCGAGCGTCGGAAGACCTATGTGGCCCGCAAAAATGTCCCACTTTCATCGAACCGGAATTCCGGTGAGACAAATCGAGTGTAGTCTGACACCAGTTACTGGAATCTCTGGGAATATCCGGGAATAAGTGGGAACTGGCGGAAACGCCTTATTTTTCAGGCATCTAAGCGGTGCCGAACAAAAATAGACTTTAGCACTTTTGACACGGCATCAAGCCGATCCGCGCCGATATCGTGGCCGTCGCGGCAAAAATAGACTTCGCTTCAGGAAACCTTCGGAAAACCTGTGAAGAGCCTTTAAGCCGTCTTCAAACCATTGAAAAACAACGACCTGCAACCCTTTAAGGGTTTTCCGTAAACTCGCCGAGAAACGGCAATTCTCGCCGGAAAATCCAATTTAGATAATCCCTGAACGGGATTATCTGGCTTAAAACTAACTTTTTCATGTCAATTCAAATAGTTAGCCAAAAAAATGAGTGGAGGAGATAATCCCGCTCACTTTTGGCGTTCATCACGCATCCGCCATAATATCAATCGTGCTGCCGAACCGCGCAATCAGCCTCGGTTCCATCATGTCGCCAGACTCCGCATCAACCTTTACCGCATATGCGGCCACGCCGATAAACCGCGACGACATTGCCAACGCCAACTTCTCTGCGGCCTGCGCCGACGACGATTGGCGCATCTCACCCGTGGTAAGGCGCTTCTTCCTCTTCTCCTCTGTGAACGGAACAACGATAAACTTTTCAGCCAGAGACATATGTTTCTCCTTTCCCTGCACCCAAATATGTTCTCATTTTGTTCTACTGACAAAAAGAGTCAAGAGAGTTGGACGGAAGATAACTATGCCTTTCGTAGCAGAGACAGCACTTGCCCGATAACGGCTAGGTCTTCGGCCATATCCTTGCCGATAATCTCCGGTGGATAACCGTTCGCCTCGTTGTCGGAACGCAGTTCGAGATCGTTGTCCATTCGCCAGTAGGCGCGTTTGACCTTCAGGCCGGTCCCGACACGGAACACAAATACCTCTTCGTCAACGATGTCCTGCTTGCTTTGATCGACGATCATAAAAGCGCCGTTCGGGATCGTGGGCAGCATGCTGTCGCCTTTGGCTTCCAGCATAACGCAGTTTTCAGGCTTGGCACCGATACTGCGGAGAAATGCGCGGCTGAAAGCCACCGTCTTGTGAAGGCCATCTTCCCTTGGGATCAACCCGGAACCTGCAGCTGCCTGCACATCATAAAGCGGGATTTCGACCAGATCAGCGCCGGGAACGAGAGTGGCCGATTCGCTGAACATCGGACCGTCGCCGGTCAGCACCCACGAAACGTCAACTCCATACACCTGCTTATAAGCCAACAACACCGTGGCGTCCGGTTCGTTATCGCCGCGCTCGTAGTTTCCAAGTGTCTTCTCGGAAATCCCCAAACTCTGCGCAAAAGCATCACGGGGCAAGTCACCTAATGCCCGTCGTACATCTCGCAAGCGTGCGGCCAGCGGCGTCTTGTGTGTCTCTGGTCGTGCCAAGTTTCTTCATTAATGCAATTTCCGGGCAATAAGACTTTACATATCCCGAATATTGCATTAATCCTTTCTGTGTTCGCAGAATTACATATCCCAAAAAAGGAGGCCGGACAGGGCCTCCCTTGTGGAAGGAATCCTTTATGCACCGTGTCATTGACGGCGGCAAGGTCAGCCGTGCCGAACGGCGGAGGCTTGCCGAAATTGCCCGCATTAAGAGCAAGCTCATCCTTGCTCAACTGACCCTTGTCAAAATTGACGAAGAATACGGTCTGCCGACCGGCACCGCAGGCAACACGCTCTATGAACCGCATGTTGCCGGTGAGCGGGCTATCGCAGCCGCGTTGAAAACTCGCCCGCATCTGCTTTGGTTTTCACGCTACCACGCTGATGGACAGCGCCTCACGCCTCAACCTGCAGAGAACTATCGCAACGGACGCCGCGCTGGCGCCAATGCTGAAAAGCAGGTGGCGGCATGACGCCGGAATTTTCACCCGAACTGATCGACCAGCTTGTCGACGCCATTGATCTTCGCCAAAGCGAACGGACTGCGCTCAAAAGGCTTGAACTCGCCTATCGTGAGGCTCGCAAAAGTGTTTCTGCTTTGCAGGCAGAAGCCGTCATTGCTTCCATAGAGCGTGGATTGGAAGCCAATGCCAAAGCAAAACGCCGTGGGCAATATCTCAAGGCTCTTGCGCAGGCTGATCGCGATTTTTCCCCACAAGAAGTAAATGAGATTTACCAATCTTGCTCGGCTTCTCCTTCTGAGGAGAAACCTGAATGACATCATCAATGATGCGGCCGAGCCTTTGTTCAATCTCTGCATTGACGGCATCGTCCCCGCTTTCGGCTATCTTGATCGCCAAAGCTGCTTTGAGTGAGCCAGCAAAACTCTCGACAGAGAAGCCGGGAACTTGCTTTTCGATAAGCGTCAGCATGTGCCGGATAATCAGCTCCTGCACCGATAGTCGTTCGTCAAGCGAAGGCACATCGCCATCTAAGTATTCTTCTTCGTCAAAGCCGGTCCACCCCTCAAGTCGTTCGATTTGTTCTTCCATGGTCGCAAGCCGTGCTTCCAGCAATTGCAAAGGCGTCAGGCGATCTTCGGACACGTCCAATCCCTCCGGTTTTGTTTCGCAGTCACCATCCACGAGATTCGGACATTCGCCAATGACGAAAAAGCGTTCCGAAATAGACCGAAATCCCTTCATCCCGGCCCGCGACCCCGTGTGCCGAGCGGCTGACCTACTGCTCATTTTTAGTTTTGCGTTGGCAGGTGCGTCAGCCGCCCTCATTGCCCTCATCAACCATCTGGGAGCTGCCCAATGAACGCCCTGCTCAATCACATCCCTGTGCCCTTTTTCGACCGCATTCCACCTCGCGCCAAGAAAGCCCATCTGGAAGCGTTCGACAGCATCGTCGATCAGGGCCGCACGTTAGAAGGCGCTTACCGCACCTTCGTCAATGCATTGCGCACCGTGAATGTCGATGGCCCGCACTTCTCCGAGTTCACCGATTGGTACTGGCGCGTTCGCAACGGTCACGTGGACCGCCCTCATCCGTCCGAAATTTACTGCGCCTCCGAAGACGGCGAGATGCTGCTCGATCCTTATAATCCCCAAGTCAAAGGACAGAAGGAAAGATCGCTCACACGTTCCTTTGCCATCGTGAAGGCGGCTCACGGGTTATTTGAGGCGCAATTGGCAGCGGGTTACAGCCCGCTTTCCATAGGCTTTGATGACGAAATCATTGCTGAAGCATTGCGCGAAGTTCTCAGCGATGCAGCGGACGCAACCGTGATGGATGCCGACGTTCACATGACGCCCGGCAACAAGGTTGCAGACCTGCTTCTCGGCGAAAGTTCAGACCACATCGACAACAAGCTTTTCGAGTGCCTCACCATGACGATGCAGGCGGAACTTTGCGCCGTTCTCGTCCGGCAGGATCGAAAGACCAGCAGCTAGTTTTTCAGATCATCGCTCCTGCCCCCGGAGCGATGAACGGTGCCGGGACGGCCCCCGCCCCCCTCAACCCGCCGTCCCGGCATCCAGTCCGTCACCAATTCGAGGTTTTCATGTTCAACCCTTACGATCAGAAACAGGTTTATGACGCCACGGTGCATGCCAGCCTGTGCGCCGTGCGCGAGGGTTTTCCGCACCTGACGATCCGCGACATTATTGATCCGCCCCATGAATGGTTCGACGCCGCCCTTGCGCGCCAGATCGTCATGCACATCGTCATTCGTGAATTTGGCTGGCCCAAGCGCCGTGTGGTCGAGATGGAAGAACGCTCCCGCGAAGCCATCAACCGCGCCCTGCGCACCATCGACAATCGCATGCGGCATGACCGCTTCGCCGGTCATTACATGACCATGGCTGAACGCGCCCGCACTCTTCTTTTTATCCGCTCCACCGGAGCCGAAGACAATTCCGAGGCAGCATAATGGCGACTTTCAAGACGATCCCGCTCAAGGAAATTCACATAGGCGAGCGCGCCCGTCCCGTTGACGAAGAGCATGCACTGGCTATCGCAGCCTCCATGGCGGAACGCGGCCTCATCAATCCCATCACGGTGCGCTCCACCCCTGCGGCCAATGGCGGCGAAACGCCTTACACGCTGGTTGCCGGTGGCCATCGCCATCGCGCCGCCGAACTCAACCAGTGGGAAGAAATCGACGTCATCGTAGTGTCCGCTGACGCTGCAGAAGCGCAGTTGATGGAGATCAGCGAGAACCTTTTCCGCAACGAATTGAGTGCCCTTGATCGGGCGATCTTCGTCATGAAGTTCCGTGAAATCCACGAAGATAAATTCGGCAAAATTCAACGCGGCGGCAACCAAAAAGCAAAGGCCAACGATTGGCCTTTGATGGCATCGCCGGGAAAAGCGTTATCTGAGCGTGTTCAGGAGCGCCTCGGCTTTGGAAAAAGCACGTATAAATATGTGACGATGATCGGTCAGAAGCTGCACCCGGCTTTGCGGCAGGCAGTGCGCGGCACCGATGCCGAAAACGATCAGAAATTGCTGCTGAAGCTCGCCGCAATGCCTGAAACCGAACAGGCAGGTATCGCGGCAGCGCTCAAGTTCGAACCAGACCTGAAAAAGGTCCTGGATATGGACAAGCCCGCCAAGCCGCAGCTAGACGCCGACACCGTCGCATTCGAAGCGTTGAATCGGGCATGGGAAAAAGCCTCACCAGACGCTCGCGCCCTTTTCCTCGACCACATCGGCGTCAATGCCGCCTTTCAGGAGGCTGCGGAATGAAGCGCGACCCGTTGCAGATGGACTTTTTCAGCGAACCGGCATTTCCGGTTCGCTCCCCGGTCCAGCAGATCGACCTTGACCGTTATCGTGCCAAGATGAAGCGCGCCATGGCCCGTGCCATTCGCGAATGCCATCATGATCGCCCGACGATTGCCGCTCGCATGTCGCTTTATCTTGGCGTCAACATCACCAAAGCGATGCTCGATGCCTGGACGGCTGAGAGCAAGCGCGCCCACGACATGACCATCCCCCGATTTGCCGCCTTCGTTCACGCCACCGAAGCCCCGTGGCTTTGGGACGAAGCTGCCGGAATGCAGGGCGTCACAGTACTTGTCGGCAGAGAGGCACAGCTCGCGGAAATCGGTCTCCTTCGTCAGGAACAACAACGTGTAGCGCGTGAGTTGAAGGCTCTGCTCTCCACCAATGTCGAAGTCGCGAAAAGGGCACGTTCATGACTGAGTGGTTTTCAATCGCCGAACTCGCCGAACTCAGGCTGCCGATCCTCCCATCGTCTATCAGCAAAATCCACGAGTTTGCTGATAGAAATCGTTGGAAAGACCATCCGACTTTGACACGCCTCGTCGCTGGCACCACCAAACCCGTTCGCAAATTTCACGTATCCTTGTTGCCGTCGCTCGCGCAGGCGAAGCTCGCCCGTATTGCTGCCGAGGACGCCGAACGTGCGGCCACCCGCGAAAAGCGGAAGGCGCTTTACTGGCGAACCTTTGATGCCCTAACCAGCGAGCAGCGGGAGCTATGCCAGTCGCGCTTCAATTGTATTTCTGCTGTCGAAAGCGCGCTCGCGCTCGCACTGCCGAAGAAGATTGAGGACATTCTTGCCGACACCCTGCCACGCTACGGCCTGAAGAAATCACAATATTATGCCCTGCGCGCCTCGCTGAATGGTGTCGACCGCGAAGATTGGCTTGCAGCGCTTGCCCCTGCATATGCTGCGGGGGAAGTGAAGGTCGTCGCCGAGTGCCATCCCACTGCATGGGCCGTGCTCAAATCCGATTATCTGCGACCGGAAGAGCCGAAGTTCAGCGCCTGCTACCGTCGCATGTCGGAAGCCGCCAAAAAGAACGGTTGGGCACCGATCCCATCGGAGCGCTCGCTCCGTCGCCGTATGGATATCGAAGTTGATAAGGCAGCGCAGATCTATGCCCGCAAGGGTAAGAAGCGCGCCGAGCAGCTCTATCCGGCCCAAACCCGCACGAAAACCCACCTGCATGCTTTGGAAATCGTCAACACAGACGGGCACAAGCTCGATCTGTTTGTCTGGACGCCATGGAACAAAGAAAAGCCGGAGCGCGTCATTCTCCTCGGCATTCAGGATGTTTATTCCGGCAAGGTGCTTTCATGGCGTCTTTGCGAGGCGGAAACTTGGCATGTGGTCCGTGCCTGCATCGGTGATGTCATCGAAGATTATGGCATCTTCGAACATATCTATATGGATAACGGTCGCGCCTTTGCTTCGAAGATGATTTCAGGCGGCGCGAAAAGCCGTAACCGCTTCAAGATCACCGAAGACGAAGTTGCGGGCCTGCTGAAGACGCTCGATATCGAGCCTCATTTCACCAAACCTTATTCCGGTCAGTCGAAACCCATTGAACGTGCTTGGCGCGATCTCGCCGAAGAGATTGCAAAGCACCCTGCCATGTCCGGTTGCTATACGGGCAACAAGCCAGATGCGAAACCGGAGAACTATCGCGAGCGCGCAATACCGCTGGATGTTTTGCAGAAGCATGTCGCGGAGCGCATCGCAGAGCATAATGCCCGCACGGGTCGCCGCTCCGAAACCGCCGCAGGTCGCAGCTTCGACGAAACCTTCGAAGAGAGCATGCGTCATCCCGCAACCATCATTCGCCGCGCTACCGAGGCGCAGCGCACACTTTGGATGCTCGCGGCGAAGGTTATCACCGCCAGCAAGCGCAACGGCGCGCTCAAGTTCAACGGCAACACCTATTGGGCCAATGACCTCAACCAGTGGCTCGGAAAAAAGCTCACGGTGCGCTTCGATCCTGACAAGTTGCACGAACCCGTAAAGGTCTACGATCCCGAAGGCCGGTTCATCTGCGAGGCAGGCTGCACCGACAAGGCGGGCTTCAACGATAGCGCTGCTGCACATCAGCACGAGAAGCGCCGCCGCACATTCAATAAGCGCACCAAGGCTGTTGCCGACATGCACCGGGAGTTCACGCCGATGCAGCTCGGCGAACTTTACGAGGATGCAGCGCCGACCAAGCCCGCCGCGCCGGTTCGCCCGGCCATCACCCGCATAGTTACCGGCAATCTCGCCATTGAGCAGGAGGAACTCACCGACGCCATAACTGACGAGGATTTCGAAGCCCGCTTCCAGCGCGGTCTTTCCATCGTGTCGGGCGATAGCTCGATCATCCCATTCCCTGCCGGGAACAAGTCATCCGGCAAGTAGTCGAAAATAGCATGAGCCGATTTGTAGTGAGTACGGTTCCAAAAAATAGGCCGGGAGATCATCCCGGCCAGCAAATCTGCCCTGAAGGGCACCTGATGAGGAACCATTGTAATGATTGATATGACTGCCGCAACCTTAAATAAATGGCATCAGCCGGAGCCAGCCGCAAAATTCGTGGCGAAGCATTCTTCGGCTGATGTGGAAACATGGCGCGAACTGCGTCAGCGTGTTGTCGATCTGGCCGCACTGCAGGGCTGGACGAAGGCAGAAACCGGCCGTCGCATCGGCATGGCGGAGAGCACGTTTTCACAATGGCTTTCAGGCACCCTTGATGGCGTTCTGGAGAACGCAAATAATCCCGTTGCCAAATGGCTCGATGCGGTAACCGAGAATGCAGGCATTGCTTCCGGCCTTCCATCCTCCCCGGCGTTTTTCCGCACCAAGGCAGCGATTGAAGTTCAGGCAACATTGCAGCTTGCGCAGGTAATATCCGGCGTTGTCACCATCACGCTGGATGCAGGCCGGGGCAAAACTGAAGCCTGCCGCGCCTATCGCGATAGCCGTCCCCATGTCCATATGGTCACGCTGAACCCGAAGGTGAAGACGGTTCATGGTGCCTTGAACCTTCTCTCTCGTAAGCTCGGCATTCGGGTCTTTAATCAGGCCGAACTGGTGGAAACCATCGGCGAACGCCTGTCACGCGGCAGCGAAGGCGCACTTCTCATCATTGATGAGGCTCAGCATGCAGATGCCGAGTCGATCAATCAGTTTCGTTACTTCTCCGACAACTTCAAGGTTGGCATCGCCATCGTCGGCAATGCTGAAATCGGACGCCGCATGTCGCAGGGCGGGAACAATTCGGCCAGCCGCGACCAGATTGTCAGCCGCGTCGATAAGAACCTGAAACGTGATCCCGGTCGCGCCGAAGACGTTCGCGCCTTTATCGAAGCGTGGGGCATCACCGACGCTGCCTGCGTCAAGTTCCTGACCGGCATCGGTATGAAGGGCGGCGCGCTTCGCCAGATCGACCGCACCATCAAGATCGCGCATCTCCTGATCCATGGCAGCGGCGAGCAGCTTGAAAAGAAGCATCTGGAAGCTGCTTGGAGAAACCGCGATGTGGAGGATCTGTGATGTCCGCCGAGAAGCTCCCTTCTCTTCCCGATGGTCTCAAAGCCTTGGTTGATAGGTTCGAACAGTTCAATGGCATTGCCGATACCGAGGTCTTGCCGATGACCGGCGAAAACGGGCGCACATGTCTCGCGCTCGTCCGCATGCTCTACCACCTTGCTCTCATTCAGGAACGGGAACTAGGCGCGTTGCGCATGTTGGCTGGCGACAGTTCCGGACAGCCTAAACCCGGTCGTCAACCCACCAGTGACGGCAACGTTGTTCACTTCCCCCGAAACGCCCGCTCCAAGCCCAAGCTTGTGAAATCTCCAGACACCGATCCAGCTTAACTGAGAAGGACACGATAATGACCGAAGTAATGACATCTGCGAATTTTGCAGGAAATTCAGACCAAGGCGTAACCTTGGTTAAGGGTAAAGAATACATGCAGGATGCCAAAGGCAATCTCGTCCCGGTCGAGGCGATCAAGCCCGCTGACCGACTTGAGGACGAGGTGGTCCGCAAGATCATGACCTTTGCCAGCAGCTTGTCTGATCAGATCAGCCGCTTTCGCGGCCACACCATGACTGATCTTGGCGAGTTCGATGCTCTTCTTCAGCAGGAATATAAAGCCACCAAGGGCGGACCGAAGGGAAATCGCACATATCAGACTTTCGATGGCCTGAAGAAAGTTACCATTCAAATTGCGGATTTCGTTGATTTTGGACCGCAGCTGCAGGTCGCAAAACGGCTTCTCGATGAATGCCTGACCGAATGGGCCGCTGACAGCCGCCCTGAGATCCGTGCAGTTATCACGCGAGCCTTCAACACTGACAAGGAAGGCAAGGTCAATCGGTCGGAAATCTTCATGCTTCTGCGCCTCGATATAGATGATCCGCGTTGGCAAGATGCCATGCGGGCCATCCGCGAAGCCATGCGCATAACTGGCTCCAAAGAATATGTCCGCTTCTATGAGCGTAATTCCATCACCGATGGCTGGCGCGCAGTCACCATCGACATGGCCAAGGCTTGAGGTGTGACCATGCAGATTGAAATCAAAGGAAAGCCTCCGGTTGACGTTAAGAATGCGATCCTTGTCGTTGAAGGTGTGACACGATCCCTTTGTGAGAGCACCGGACGTGATCCGGCAGAAGGCCTCATGATGCTTCTTACGGCTGCGGCGCACATGGGAAACCTCTATTTAGCTGGAACGGTCAGGGAAAAGCAGGCAGCAATTGCCAGTGCTTTAGGTAGTGCAATTGTTGCAGCCGATGATTTCTTCAGGTTGCGAGACACTCCAGGTATTCCAGCAAATCTCAATTCAGTCGTCACACAACAGCCTGAACATGTGGCAAGCGACCATTTTGCCTGCGCCTGCACCAAGACACAACAGGATGAAACCTGCCCGGTCGGCTATCCATCCCTGTTGTGTGAGGTGTGCCACGGTAAAGGTGTGGTGCAATTGAAGGATGCACATTCTGATCTTGAGCGTTTTTGGCGTCCGATTTCAGAGGCCGACAGATCCATCACATTCGAGCAGACCTTCAACGTTGGCGAAGGCGAGACGATGACCATTCGCAACTCAGATCAATACTGGGTGCGCGATGACGATGGTCGGATTTATGAAGCCACATGGTCCGACGACAAGGGTGGGTATTGGTGGGATATAACGGGCGAAAGCCCTGTCGATCCCATCCAGTTTATGCCACATCCACTTTCTCTTTGCGCGGAGGGGCAGTGATGGCAGTCGCTTATTGCTGGCGCGGTGGCGACATCCAGATCGGTCGCCGCTTACCAAAGGGCGCGCTGAAGCTTGGATCGGCCCACGGCATTCGTTTGAAGAAGGCGGTCTCCGTATGTGCTCGCCATTCCTATGACGGCCAAACCCTGCTTGTTCCGGGCCTTCCTGAAGCTGAAACGGATACTGAGGCTCTAGAAGCCGTGCAGCATTTTCGGCAACAGCTTTCCCTGCGTCTTGAGCGCAAGAAGAAAGGGTGGGAACTGATATGAGCCCGTATCTTATGATCGACGGGGGTGATGCGGTTCTGAAATCCTACAAATCGTCGACAGTCGGGACGAAGTCCGTGTTGCGGCTGGAGTTGGAAATATCAGACCATATCCAGCTTGGATACTTGCTGCGCGAGTTCGCCAATTTTCAGTCAGAACAACGCACCCAACGAAAAACCGCGACGAAGGTTCGCCGCGAGCCGGTTCTGCAACTGCCGTATTATGGGAAAGAAGAATGACCGCCATCGCCAAGATCAATATCGGCAAACAGCAGCTCGGCCTCGACGAGGACACCTATCGTGAATTGCTATTCCGCGTCACCGGCAAGGTTTCGTTACGCGACATGACCGACAACGAGCACCAGCTTGTGCTGGCTGACCTTCAGTCGAAGGGCTTCAAACCAGCTTCAAAAGGAGCTGGAAAGGGCACACGGAAACGCCTTGAGGGCAAATTCGCTCCCAAGCTGCAAGCGCTTTGGATCGCCGGGTTCAATCTCGGCGTTGTAACGAACGGTTCGGACGAAGCTCTGATTGCATTCGTCAAACGGCAAACGGGTCTCGACCATATCCGTTTTCTGCACGATCCCGCTGACGGATATAAAGCTGTCGAATGCTTGAAACGATGGTTGAACCGTGCCGCTGGTGTCAGCTGGGCCAAAGATTTACTCGTGCCAGATTGGGCAAACCAGCCCCACGGCCAGATCGTTCTCGCGCAGTGGAACATTCTAACAAAGAGCGACCGCACCAACGGTGAACGGGTCTCTGAAACCGCTTGGGCGATCTGCGGGTATGACGGCAAGCCCATGCTTAACGACCTGAAGCCGAAGGAATGGCAAAAGGTCATGAATGAGCTGGGCAAGCGTGTTCGCGGAGCCAAATCCTGATGACACATCTGCCCGACCGCGCATGGATGACACCGCTATTGAATCGTATCGCCGATGTTGCCGGTGAACGTGCGGCGCTCATCCTTGCTCGCGAGAAGGCTTGTCAGAAAATCTATATTCCAGTCGATGTCACGCATGATCATTGGCTGGTCTCTCTTATCGGCATTGACGCCGCCAAGGCCGTGTGCGAGCTTTTCGGCGGCAACAAGCTGGAAATTCCGCCAGCCCTTGCTGGTGACAAACGTCGCCGTGCTATGGCCATTGCCGAAATGATCGATAAGGGTTATTCAACCAACGTGATTGCTCGCTCGCTCGGCATTACGCACAAGACGGTCCAGTTGCACCGTCGCAAGACCGATAGCGGTCAGGGTACGCTGCTTTAAGCCCCGCCGGGGTGGTAGCTTTACGCGCTTTATCAATGCAGCGCGTCCCCCCAATAGTCCTGTGTAGACGGTAAAACTACCACCCCACGGGATTTTCCGATGACTTTTGACGAATGGCTGATTGAACGCCTGCGCGCTGCTGGCGCATACGCTGGCACCATGGATGGCGCGCACGGTCGCGAAGTGATTGCAGCTCTTGAGCGCTTCCAGCGCGCCTATGGCCTGCCGGTATCAGGTAAAGCCGACGCCGAGACGATTGCCGAATTGCGTGTTGTCCGACGCTCCGGCGAAAGTGGCGCAAAAACCTACGGTACTGCACCGTCAACGCCCAAAGAACCTGTTTGGATGCGTGAAGCGCGCCGTTTCATGGGGCAGAAGGAAATACCCGGCCCGAAATCCAATCCCGTCATTATGGGCTGGGCGAAGCGCTTTGGCGGCTGGATTGCCAGCTATTTCACCGATGATGATATTCCATGGTGCGGCCTTTTTGTCGGGCATGTCATTGCGACCACACTGCCCAAAGAACCGCTCCCGACAAATCCGCTTGGTGCTTTGAACTGGCGCAAATTCGGCAAGGAAACCCCAGCTTGTGTTGGTGCCATCCTCGTCTTCAGCCGATCAGGGGGTGGGCACGTGGGCATCTATGTCGGTGAAGATCAGACCCATTATCATGTTCTCGGTGGCAATCAGAGCAACATGGTCAATATCACCCGTGTTGAGAAATCTCGCCTTGTATCGGGCGGTATTCGCTGGCCCAAAACTGGTGAAGCGCCTGTCGGCGGCAAGGTGATGCTTTCGACAGCCGGAGTGCCCGTTTCCACGAATGAGGCATGACATGGACCATGCTTCCAAACCATCTTACGGCACGTCCAAGCGCTATTTATGGGGTTCCTTTTGGGCTTCGTGGGGGCTGCTTTACCTGATCGTCTTTGGCGCGCTGTTCGGATCGAACGATCTTTCCAGCATTGCACCAGTCGCGTTTCCAGCTCTGGTTGCTCTGATCGCGGGCATGCTTGGCGTACACCGTCATTATGGCAGCAAGGATTTTGAGGCCACCTGTTCTGATCGGTTTCCTCCTCCGCCGCCTTATCCAAGCGGTGATGTGCCGGATTTTTCGGAAAGGCCGTCGCCATGATCATGTCGGTCTTTTCGAGCCGCGCCGCTTCCATCGTTCTTGTCGCATTATTGTTTTCGGCTTTGCTTGCCGCTGCGGGTTTGGGTGGCTGGCGAGCGGCCTCGATCCTTCAGGCGATGATCGAAGATCGCGTCGAGGCGGCTGAAACTGCCCGTGACGCACATTGGCAATCCGCCATCGATGCAGCCAATGCGGCAGCGGCCCAGAACATCATTGCGCAGCTGCGCGCTTCAGTCGCCGCCGATCTGGCAGCTCGCGAAGAAATCCAGCGCCTCAAAAGCGAAGTATCACAGTTGGAGACCCAGAATGAGGAACTGCCGGATTCTGATGGCAGCGGTATTGGCGCTGATCGTTCAAGGCTGCTCAACCAGCCGTACTACGGAACCAAAGCCGGTGGTGCGCACTGAAATGGTTAGGCCAACAATTCCAGAAACAGCACAACGTCCTTGCGATCCCCCGGTCAAATTGCCCGAACGCGCTCTGTCCGCGAAGGAACTGACGCCGTTGTGGGGCAAAGACAGGGCAGCACTTGCATCTTGCGAATTGAGCCGCGCTGCAGCCGTTGCCTCGCTGACCGCGATACCTGTTCCACAGGAGCGGCCACAGTGATTTTCGGTAACGATAAGCAGCTTGAACTTGCTGAAGAGCGTGCCGACCAAGCGCGTGAAGCCGGTATCGCATCTGTCCGTCTGGCGCTTAGCCAGATCGGAGCTGATTTCTGTGTTTCCTGCGGTGCTGAGATTGAGCCGGAACGCCGGAAAGCCCTGCCATCGGCACGACGCTGTGTTGAGTGCCAGACAGTCTTTGAGAAAGCGAAACGCAAATGACGCCGGGAGAAATCCTTCCCTATCTCAGTCTCCTGCTCGCAATTATCGCACTTGCCGGTCACGCCAAAGGCTGGATCAACAGCGGCGAAAAGCAGCTCAAAGATGCGGTTGAAAGCCACACTGCCAAGCTCACCGAACATGATCGCCGTGTCCAGACGCTGGAGAATGAGATCAAGCACCTGCCGGATCGTGAATCGCAGCATCGCATGGAACTGTCCCTTTCAGAGATGAACGGTCGGTTTGCCGCGCTGGAAGAAAAACTGAAGCCAATCGCTGCGACCAGTGAACGGCTGCATGAACTTTTGATGGAGCAAGCTAAGAAATGAACAATCTTGGCATCGACTATGCAAAGAAAATCCGGGAAGACGCCCGTCTGGTTATTTTGAAAGCGCTTGCTGAACAGATCAACGAGAGCCTTGCCAGCAATATCCTGCAGGATCTCGTATTGCCGCGCTTTGCTATCCGGCAGGATCGCGCTTGGGTTCACACCCAGCTCGATTTTCTCGCCAACCTCGGCGCGATCACTTGCACGGCGGAAGGTAGTGTTAAAGTTGCCACCCTGACCACAATGGGCCGTCGCCATCTTGACCGAGACATCGCCATAGAGGGCGTAACACGTCCTTCTCGGCCGGGTGAATAGTCATGGCGAAAGGTCGGGGTCGTCTCAATTCCATCCAGTTGCTGCCGCAGGAGTGCAGCGACATCGTCATTTGGGCTGCTGGCGAACTGCAGGCGATGCAGCGTTCGCAGCAAGATGTTTATGAGGAATTTGTTTGCAGGCTTCAGGAGCGGCAGCGCGAAAGCCATGGCGAGCTTGATATCCGCATCCCATCCAAGTCCGCTTTTAATCGGTACTCAATCGATCTGGATGCGACGACCCGCGACCTCAATGAAGCTCGTGAGATGGCAACAGCAGTGCTGGCGGGACTTGACCATAGTGACGGCGACGACATTACCAAATTTGTCGGTGAAGCCATCAAGGCGGCAGTTATGGCAACCCTGCGCGCGCAAAAGGGCAAACTCAATCCAAAGGCGCTTCTAGAGCTTGCAAACACCATGCGCATGATTGCCATGGCGCAGGCCACTTCGAGCACGCATCGTCAGAAACTTGAAGCCGAGCTAACCGCAAAGACGAAGGAAGCCGTAAAAACGGTCGCGAAAGCCAAGGGCCTCACTTCTGATGCCGCAGATGAAATTCTGGATCAGATTCTTGGGGTGAGCAAATGAGCGCGCCGATCACACAGGAACAATGGGCGGAGATCCGCAGACTATCGAAAGACGCCGTGCTGGAGAAAGTCGAGCGCCGCAAGGCGCTCTTGCCGTACCAGCAGCGCACTGTCTCTCTTTGCATGAGTGTTGCCGCTTGCCCGGTGCTGTTCGTCGAAAAATCCCGCCGTATTGGTCTCACATGGGCCTGTGCCGCCTACGCAGTCATTCGCGCCGCCCTCGCCCGCGATGCAGGCGGCATGGACTTTATGTACATCTCCTATAGCCAAGAGATGACCCGCGAATTTATCGACGCCTGCGCCATGTGGGCGCGGCACTTCTCGCATGCTGCTTCCGAGATGGAAGAATTTGTTTTCGACGACAGCGACAAGAATGGTGAGCGTTCCATTCAGGCGTTCCGCATCAAGTTCGCGTCCGGCTTTGAAATCATCGGTCTTTCGTCCGCGCCTCGTACCCTACGCGGCAAGCAAGGCGTTGTCATGATCGACGAAGCGGCCTTCGTGGACGATCTGGAACAGCTCCTGAAGGCGGCACTGGCATTCCTAATGTGGGGTGGACAGGTCATCGTCTGTTCCACCCATGACGGCTTTGAAAATCACTTCAATGAGCAGATACAGGACATTCTTGCGAAAAAGCAGGATTACAAGCATCTACGCATCGACTTCGACGAGGCGCTGCATGATGGGCTCTATGAGCGCATCTGCCTTGTCACCGGCAAGGAATGGTCGCCGGAAGGCGAAGCCCAATGGCGCGCCCAGATCGTCAAATTCTACGGTTCCGGCGCAGACGAAGAATTGTTCTGCATCCCGTCGCAATCGTCCGGCGCCTATCTCTCCCGCGCCATGATTACGGCCTGTATGAAGGACGATATAGAGCTGATCCGCTGGAAGCCGGTCGATGGCTTTGTAGACTGGTCACTTGAATTGCGCACGGCAGAGGTCGAAAAATTCTGCCGCGAGCAGCTCTATTCGCATGTTGCGAAGATGGACCCGCTTTTGCGATCCGGCTTCGGTCAGGATTTTGGCCGGTCAGGTGACGGCTCATTTATCCATCCTTTTCAGGTGCAGCCTGATCTGAAACTCTCGACGCCGTTCATGCTGGAGCTGCGCAACGTTCCGTTTGATAGCCAGAAGCAGATTATCTTCTGGCTTCGAAACAAAATGCCACGCTTCTTTCATGCGGCATTCGACGCCACCGGCAACGGTGCCTCTCATGCGGAAGCGGCGCGTCAGGAATGGGGACCGAACTACGTCTCTGAGATCAAGCTTTCGCAGAGCTGGTACATGCTCAACATGCCGAAGATGAAGGCGGCGTTCGAAGATCGCGGCTTTGAAATCGCCAAGCATGATGACGTGCTCGCGGATTTTCGCGCCGTAAAGATGACCAAGGGCATCGCGAAGGTTCCAGACAATGCCCGCACAATGGGCACGGATGGTTATGAGCGCCACGGTGAAGCGGCCATTGCTGGCGCGCTTGTGATCTACGCCAGCGAACAGGGAAGCGGCGAGATCGGCGGGTCGACCACGGGCACTGAGCGCCCCAGCTCGAAAATTTCAGAAGATTTCAGCGGCAGCTTTGGAGGCGTGGAAGCGCGTGCTGATCTGTCCGGCTTTGTGAGGATGTGACATGGCTGTCCCCGTTATTCCAGAGATCGCGACCGCGCAATCCGATCCCTACGTTCCAAACTACACCGGCCTGCTTCAACCAACCGACGAGGTGCTGGTTAGCCGTGGTGGCGCATCGGCAATCAAAATCTATGACGAAATCCGTCGCGATCCTCATGCCTATGCCATTTTGCAGAAGCTGAAACTGGAGGTCGTATCGCGGGAATGGAAGATCACACCGGCGTCCGAAAGCCGCCTGGACAAGAAAGCCGCAGCCGAAGTTGAACGGCAGCTGAAGGCGATCAATTTCGATCAGCTGACACGGGGCCTTCTGGGAGCCGTCCTGAAGGGGTTTTCTGTCGCCGAGATATTGTGGTCATCGACCGCGCTCGGCTGGGAAGCCACAACGGTCAAGGTCAAGAAACAGCGCCGTTTTCGTTTCACCATTGATGGTGCGTTGCGCATCCTCACTCGCGCCAATTCCATGGACGGTGAACCCGTACCGGAGCGCAAGTTCATTATTCATCGCCATACCATCGACGATGACGACGACGATCCTTATGGCGTCGGCCTTGGCTCGGTTCTTTTTTGGCCTGCATGGTTCAAACGTCAGGTTCTGGCGCACTGGCTGCGCGGCACGGAAAAACATGCCACGCCGACCACCGTCATGCAGTACGAAGGCAACTACGACGAAAAGCGGCAAGCGCAACTAACTGGCGTTCTTCGCCTGATGGCAAACGATACCGGCCTTGTCATTCCAAGCACGGTGGCAGCCAGTTTGCTTGAATCGAAGAATGCTGGTGGCGGAGATTTCTTCGAAAAACTGGCCCGCTATCTGGACGAGCTGATGAGCGAAGCCGTTCTCGGCGAAACGCTCACCACCAATTCCGGCGAGCGCGGTGCAAGATCGCTTGGCGAGATCCACAACGAGATTCGTATCGCAATTGCGAAAGCGGCATCCGATCTGGTTTGCGCAACGATCGGTGACACGTTGGTGCGCTGGATTGTCGAGTTGAACTATCCCGGCGCTGGCCTTCCGGAAGTCTGGCGCGACTTCTCGGAAACCGAAGATCTCGACAAGAAGGTTGATCGCGATAAAAAGCTGCACGAAATGGGCTATGAGCCTGCTGATCCCGACTATATCAGCGATACCTACGGCGCTGAGTGGGTCAAAAAGCAGCCGGTCAATGCTGTGCAGGCCGATCCGGCGAAGCCCGCTTCGGTGATGGACAATCTGGATTTTGCGGAAAATCCTAACAGTGTTTCGAAGCGCGGTGAAAGCACCGTTAAGGAGCTTTCAGACCAGCTCGAAACCGTTGCTCAGCCAGCGATTGATGCCATGATTGAGGCGATCCGCGCTGAATTCACTGAGGCGCGGGACTATGACGACCTGATCATCCGCCTTGCACGTCTGTCCGCTGAAATGGGCGTCGAGGATTTGGCAACCGCGATGGAGCAAGGTTCGCTCCTCTCGATGCTGGAAGGCGTGGACAGCGCCAATGGCTGATCCGGTCCGATTTCAGGAAGCGATTGATTTTCTGACAGGCAAGGTCAATCTGCCAACGCGCCGCTCTGACGATTTGCGTCATGGTGCCCATGTTCGCGGCTTCAGCGTTGCAGGCGTTACACGGGATGACATGCTCTCGGACTTCCGGGCCGCTATCGAAAAAGCCCGATCCGAAGGTACCAGCTACAACGAATTCCGGAAGGATTTCGACGATATCGTGCATCGATACGGCTGGCAGTATTTCTCACATGGCAAGACCGAGGAAGAACGCGCAGCTTGGCGATCAAAGATCATCTTTACCACCAACATGCGCACGTCCTACATGGCCGGTCGCTGGAAGCAGATGACCGATCCGGACGTCATGCGCTATCGGCCATATCTGCAATATGTGCATTCTGGCGCACTGCATCCTCGTAAACTGCACAAGTCATGGGATGGCCGCGTTCTGCTCGCCACCGATCCGGCTTGGCGGTACATGTTTCCGCCGAATGGCTGGGGCTGTGGTTGTGATGTTGAAGCTTTGTCGGAACGAGATTTAAGGGCGCTTGGAAAGTCCGGCCCAGACAAAGCGCCCGACCTCACGCCTTATGAGGATACCGATCCTCGCACCGGCCAAACCGAATTGCGCATTCCCGGTATTGATCGTGGATGGGAATATAATGTCGGGCAGGAATGGCAAAACGGGATGGTGCCGCTGGAGCTGCGCGAGCCGCTCAAACCGTTCGGCACACCCGTTTTGCCTCAACAGCTACCGCCATTACCGAAGCCATCTTTAGCCGCCGCAGAAGATGTATTGTCGCCCGATCTGAAGCCAGAAGACTACGTGTCGGCCTTCATGGCGCGCTTCGGCCTTCAGCCGGACGAACCGGGTTATTATCGTGATGTGTCAGGCGGCATCATAACAATCGGCAGGTCGCTGTTTGAGCAGCGCACCAAAGACGGCACAGTCGTCGGCCTGAAGAGCGGAAAGCGCGGGCGTGGTCAGTTCGCAGTTTTGCTTGCGGACGCCATCCAGTCGCCAGACGAAATCTGGGTCGATTGGGCCGAGGTCAAATCCGGCATTGTGTTGCGACGTGCGTACCTTAAGCGTGTGATCCTTGATGACGGTCGCAGCATGTTCATCCGTTTCGAATGGACGAAGACCGGTTGGACCGCCATCACCGGCTTTGATGCGGACGAAAACTACATCGAAAATTACAGGAAGGGCGCGCTGCTCTACCAGAAAAAGTAAAGGCGCGAATTCCGGTTCGCGCCCTGCTGGCGATCTACGGAGGGCACCGGAATGCCTCGATCCACCAACGCCAGTATCTTATCACGCGGGCGCGGCACATACAACGGAGAGCACAATGGCCGGAACCGGCATCACAATCGACGATGACGATACGAGCGGTGCGCTGCAGCGCCTTTTTGATGCAGCGGGCAATCTCGGCCCCGTGCTGAAGAATATCGGCGAGTATGAGACCCGTGTCACCAAGCGCCGCTTCGTGGAAGAGAAAGACCCGGAAGGCAATCCGTGGAAAGACCTCAATCTGCTTTATGCCAAGACCAAGAAAGGCCCCGGCAAACTTCGTGGCGAAACCCGCACGCTGTCCCAGATCGTTTATCAGGTCGCCAGCGATAGCGTGGAGATCGGCACTAATGCCATATACGCTCGCGTCCACAACGAGGGCGCAACGATCACGCCGAAGAATGCCGCCGCGCTTGTCTTTTCCATGGGCGGGCAGACCTTCATGTTGCAGTCGGTCAAAATACCCAAGCGCCAGTTCCTTGGTGTCAGCGATGCCGACAGACAGGAGATCGAAGCCATTGTCTGGGATCACTTTCAGGAGGCAGTTGGAGAAGGATCGGCGAACTGATTTTAACGGCCACTGAGAGCGCTCATTGCGTTTTCTGTCCCGATGGGCGTAAATGGGTGCGGATGCGCGCCTACGGCCTTTAAATCGCCCTCAATTTTGATCCCTTCTTTATATTGCCGCATCCACCCCGCCACGCTATCCATCATCTGCCAGAAGTGCGGACCGGAGTGGTAATTTTACGCTCGTGATAGACTGCACCATCCGCCGTTAGATGGCGGCATGAAACCTTTCGAAATCTTCCGCTCCGGCACTCACACCACGGCCAAGGGACAGACCGTCACCTTCGCCGAAAGCGATATTGCCGACATCGCTGCAAGCTACGATCCGGCGCTGCACCATGCGCCAATCGTCATCGGCCATCCAAAACAGGATGGTCCGGCCTATGGCTGGATCAAGTCGCTTTCAGTTCGTGACGGCACCATCGTCGCAGAGCCGGAAGAACTCGACACCACGTTTTCGGAAATGGTTCGTGAAAGCCGCTTCAAGAAGGTTTCGGCAGGTCTTTACGCTCCAAACGACAAATCCAATCCGACACCGGGCAAGTATCATTTGCGCCATGTCGGCTTTCTCGGTGCAGAGCCGCCAGCCATCAAGGGTTTGAAGCCTATCGAGTTTGCTGAAGGCGAACTGGATATCGAGCTGAATTTCTCCGAATGGCGCATGTCCTGGGCGCTTGACAATGTCGGTCGTATTTTCCGGGCAATTCGCGAATTCATCATCGATACCAAGGATATCGAGACGGCAGACAAGATTATTCCCTCTTGGGATCTCGACCAGATCGATCAGCAGGCCGCTGACCTCCGTGCAGATGCGCGCGTCGAGGAAGCCACCCACACGCATTTTTCTGAAAGCCAACCCGAGGAACCAGACATGAAAACCGCCGAACAGCGGCAGGCGGAGCTTGATGCCCGCGAAACCGCCCTCGCTCAGCGCGAAACCACCTTTTCTGAAGAACAGAAGAAGCAGCGGGACACGGCAGATGCTGCATTCGTCGCTTCTGTCGTTGAAGCCGGTCGTCTGCCGGTCGGCCTCAAGGAAGCGGCCACGGCGCTCTTCTCCGAACTGGAAGATGGCGACACGCTGACATTCAGCGAAGGCGATCAGCAGGTGACGAAGTCGTCACGCGCCGCATTCCGCGATCTTCTGGAAAAGCTGCCAGTACCGGTCGCTACCGGCGAGCTTGCAACCGGCGACGGTCCGGACTTCTCGGATTCGTCATACGTGCAGACCGCCATCGAAACCGAAATCCGCAATGCAGCGGCAAAGGGTGAGAAAATCTCCCCGGCCACCGCTGCAATGCGCCTCAAGGCCACCCAGCGCTAAGGAGCGAACATGAACCCGCATATCAAAACCTTCGTGGCGGCTGGCGCAATCGGCCACCGCCGCCTCGTCAAGTTCACCGGCAATGACGGTGAAGTGGCGCTTGCCACCGCTGCGACCGATCTGCTCGCAGGCGTGGTCGATTTTCCGTCAGGCGCTAAAGCCGGTGACCGCATCGATGTTGTCATTTTCGGTCCCGCCGAAGTGGTTGCAGGCGGTGCGATCGCTCCCGGCATCAGCTTCTCCGCAGGCGCAGATGGCGCAGCGGTCGCTGCAGCCGCTGCGGGAGACACCACGGGGGGCTTCGTCCTCACAGCCGCCGCGTCCGGCGACTTCGTTCGCGCCTTCGTCCAGCGCGGCAGTGTCGCGGCGTAAACCCCAACATTCCTCTCGTTTCAGGAGCCTTTAATGTCAGGCCAGCCATTTCCAGTCGATCCGGTACTCGTCGGCATAGTTCAAGCCTACAGCAATGCCGCGCTTATCGCCGATCTCGTGTTGCCGCGCCTCTCTCCGATTCTTCCGCGTGAAGAGTTCAAGTGGTGGCAATTCGACTTCGGTCAGTTCATCACGCTGCATGATACCAAGGTCGGTCGCAAGTCGGAACCGAACACGGTCGAGTTCAATGCAACTGAACACACCTCGCGCACGCTGGACTACGGTCTTGATGACATCGTGCCGGTCGCCGACAGTCAGAACGCGCCTGCCGGTTATGATCCACGTGCGTTCGCCGCACAGAAACTCATTGATCTTGTCCTTCTGGACCGCGAAGTCCGTGTCGCCGGTAAGGTTATGGACCCTGACACCTACGGCGCGGACAATCAGGAAGAACTGACCGGCACTTCGAAGTGGAGCGACCCAGCCAGCACGCCGATCAAAGCCGTCGCGGAAGCAGCTGACAGCATGGTCATGCGACCAAACAATGCTGTCTTGGGCCGTGGTGCATGGACAGCATTGCGTACCAATCCGAGCGTTCTTCGTGCCCTGACGCCATCTGGTGCCGGTGACGGTTATGCCAACAAGCGCGCTGTCTCCGATCTTCTTGAACTGGACGAGATCATTGTCGGTGAAGGCTGGGTGAATGTCGCCAAGCCCGGACAGGCTGTCCAGCGGCAGCGCGCTTGGGGCAATCATTGCGTTCTCTTCCATAAGGCTGCTTTGGCGGACAGCGTTTCTGCCACGCCAACCTTCGGATGGACCGCGCAATTTGGCACCCGCGTGTCCGGTTCTATCCCCGAACCCAAAATCGGCCTGCGCGGTTCCGACCGCGTTCGTTCCGGCGAGAGTGTTCGCGAAGTCATCTCGGCTCCCGACCTCGGCTACCTCTTCGAAAACGTCATCTGACTTTTCTTGCAGGAACGCTTCTCCCGGCAGGTGTCGGGCGAAGCACCGTTCAACCCGTCAAAGGAACGATCATGATCCGACGATCTTTGCTCTTCGTTTTCTGCTCTCTACCCGCCATATGCCTCGCATTTGCGGCAGGTCTTGCTTTCAGCTTCGTCGCTGTTCCGCTCATGTATCTGCTGAAAACGCTCGTGGCTCATCCGGTGTTCAACATTCTGCACGCGATCAAGCTGATCGCCTTCCGCGTCATCGAGCAGCTCAAGCCGGTCTACCGTCTCAGCTTCCTCACATATGGGCGCAGTCTGCTGCATCGACGATGTTTCGCCTGACGCCAATCGGCGCAACGCATTCCCGTCCCGGTCCAGCCGGGCGGGTTTTCCAGAAGTGGCCGGATGGGCCTTTTCTGAAAACCCCGAGGAGAAATCAGCATGGCCAAACAGCCCAAGACTGAAACCAACGCGCCCAAGGTTCCCAATGCGGAGCTGGTTGGCGATCATGCGAAGATAAGCACTGTCGATGCCGACAGGATTGCGGGAGCCGATAGCGGGGCAGCGTCGGTTCCGGCAACGGCGGCAGGTGGGGCCACGGCACCTGTCGCCACCAATTCCACCGATACCACAGCGAGCGGAAGCGGCGATGCTGCCGGAACGGTCACGACCGATCTGGTGAAACCGCAGGAAGGTACCGGGCCGACGACAGCCATTCCGGCTGGAGCGGAACAAGGTGCTTCCAACCCGGAAGCGGAAGCATCGGCTTCCGGGATCAATTCCAGCGGCGATATTGTGGTCAATATGAATACTAGCAGTCCCGGCGATAACGAGAAGGTCGCAGCGGCTGTTGCGAGCGGTCTTAGCGCCGTAGCTGCGGATGCGATCATCAGCAAGGTCCTCGGCGTCGAGCCGCCAGAAGAAAAACGCGAGTTCGTCCTCGTTTTCGGCCCGATCCGTCACAACAATATCCGTTACAAGAGTGGAAAGCGCATCGTTCTGACCCGCGATGAACACGCCGAGCTGCGTAAGAAACAGCGCGTCGTGGAGTGGGACAAAGGCGAGATCGTGGCCTGACCATGCCTTACGCTTCGCTCGAAGATCTGCTGGAACGTGCCGGTGAAGACGAAATCCTTCAGATCGCAGACCGCGATCTGGACGGAACCGCCGATCCGGACGTGATTGATGCGGCGCTTGTGCATGCCGACAACACCGTCAACGGCTATGTCAGCGTTCAATACAAGCTGCCATTCACGGCTGTTCCCGACCTCGTCCGGACATGGGCCATCTCGATTGCTCGATATTTCCTGCATCGTGATGGCGCGCCGGAACATGTCGTGCGCGATTGGAAGGAAGCAATTTCGGCACTGAAGGATGTCGCTGCCGGTCGATTAAACTTGCCAGTAGCACCGGATGAACCAACGCCGCAGCCTTCGTCTGGCAGCGATGTCAGCATCGTTGGCCCTGCGCCAGTGTTCACGGCGGATCGCCTCAAGGGGTGGCTGTGATGCTTCAGGAGATCATTGACCGCCTGAAATCCCATGCGTCCGTCCTCGACGAGGTCCGGCCTGCTGAAGACATCGAGGCGATCACCAAAGGCACCGCACCTCGCTCCGGAACAGTTTTCGTCCTGCCTTATCGCGAGCGGGCAAATCCGAACGAACTCAGCACGGGCGGCTTTCGCCAGCTGGTGGAGGTGCAGGTACTCGTCGCACTCGTCATTCGTCGTCACGACGATGCAAGCGGCGGCAAGAAAGCCGTGCTGTTCGACGATGCAAAAACAGCGATTGAGGCCGCTTTGGCAGGCTGGGAGCCTCCTTCCGGAGAAGATGCGCTCTCCTTGGTTTCGGCACAGGCCGCGCCGCTCGGCAATGGCGTCACTGTCTATGTGCAGACGTGGGAAACGTCGCGCTTTCTGGAAGGGAACTCTTGATGACCAAGCCACACAAAGGCGGGCGCTACGTCCGTGATCCGAAATCCGGCGCGCTCTCCCGCGCTTCCGACACCATACCGCCAGTAGCAGAGCAGACCGCGCTGCCTGAAGCGGAACTCACCGAAACGACAACCGAAGCGGCTCTGCCCGCCTCGACGAAGAAAGGCAAGTAAGATGGCGCGCAGGTGGAATAAGCTCGCAATGCTCTTCAAGCTGGAAGCGACCTATGGTGCGGACGCTGCACCAACCGCTGCCGATGCAATTCTTGGCACGAATGTCACGTTCACGCCTTTTGAAGGCGAGGAAGTCAGCCGCGATCTGTTGCTGCCCTATATGGGTAATCAGGGTGTCGTGCTGGCAGGCATTTACGGCCGCATTGAATTCGACTTCGAAATTGCAGGTGCAGGAGCGCCGGGGGATATTCCGCGCTACGGCTCCGTTCTGCGCGCCGCTGGCATGGCCGAAACGGTCGTTGCCGGTACCAGCGTGGAATACACGATCATTGAGGACGATGTTGAATCGGGTTCTCTTTATTTCGTGTCGGACAAGGTTCAGCACGTTTTGCTCGGCTGTCAGGTCAACATTGCGCCGTCGCTGTCACCATCCGCCATTCCGCGTTTCCGCGCCACCGTCATGGGCCTTGTCGGCACCATCTCCGATATTGCCACCATGCCTGCCGTCAGCGCAGCGGACTGGATCACGCCGAAGCATGTTTCCAAGGCTAATACCACCATGTCGTTGCACGGCTGGAATGCCATCGCGGAATCGATCTCGCTTGATCTCGGCAATACGCTGACGCCGCGCATGCTGATCGGCGCAGAGCTGATCATGATCTCGGCTAGATCGACCACCGGCACCGTTGTCGTGCAGGCCGAAAGCCTTGCCACTATCAACTGGTTTCAGCGTGCGCTCGACCGGACACGCGGCGCGCTCACCATCGTGCATGGCACTGAGGCCGGAAACATCGTCGAGCTGCAAGCGCCCGCCGTTGAAATTGGTCGGCCCACGCAAAGCCAGACCAACGGCATCAGCAATTACAGCCTGCCACTCTCGCTTTGCCCGGTCGATGGCATGGACGAACTGTCGATCCTCGTCCGCTAATCCTCTCCTGAGGCCCCTTTGAAGAGACTTTAAGCCATGTTCAAATTCACTCCGAACCTCACTTTCTGGTGGCCGGTCAAGGTCATCGAACCGAACCCCGACAAGCCCGGCGAACTCACCGAACATGAGTTTCAGGCACAGTTCGAAATGCTGCCTCCGGACGAAGCCAAGGCCTCGGCAAAAAAGCGTCAGGCCATTGCAGCGAAGATCGCGCCGGAACTCACCGACAGCCAGATCGAAGACATTCAGGCCGAGCTGGACGAACATGACCGCAGCGGCGTTCTGCGCGTTCTGCGCGGCTGGGATAAACTGGCCGATGCCGAGGGCAAGCCTATCCCCTTCAGCTCGACCACATTTGAGATGGTCTATGCGTACCGTCATATCCGCAATGCATTGGTCCGCGCCTACATCGAGGCGCTTTCGGAAGACAAGGCCCGCTTGGGAAACTGAAAAGCGCGGCCCGCGCTTGGGCGCTGCTTCGAACGGGTCGCGCTGATGAAAAAACGCCTGCGACGGTCAATGACGCTGTCGCAGCCGATTTCGCCAAGATGGGACACGCCATCAAAAGCGGAAAGATTGAGCAGGAAATGGTTGAGATCATGCCAGCCAATCATGCCAGTTTCGACGCCTTTCTTTGCTGCCAGACGCAATGGCGTGTCGCCGCGACCATGGCGGGCCTGATCTGGCAAGGTCTCGATTATCCCGCCGTCCGGCTCGTGCTGGACGATATTGACGCTCCTCAACACGCCTTTGCCGATATCCGGATCATGGAAGCGGAGGCTTTGCCGATCCTCAATGAGAGGGATGACTGATGGCCACCAGCAGCGCTTACAAACTTGGGATCGTCATATCGGCCGACGCGTCGTCGGTCCGCCCCGCCGTGGCGGAAACGAAGACCGAGCTTGCATCAATCGGTACCGCAGCAGCTGCAACCGAAACCAAAATGCAAAAGCTGATCGCAACAGCAACGGGCATGCATACGGGCGCGGCCAATAGCAATCAACGCGAATGGGCCGGGGCGCTTGCCGCCGAAGGTCTCGCTCTGGACAACCTGCGCTCCAAATATAACCCCATGTTCGCCGTCATCCGCCAGTACAAGGCGGCGCAGACGGAAATCCGCACCGCCCATGCGATGGGCGCACTTTCTGCCGATGAAATGACGGCGGCATTGCAGCGCCAGCGTCAGGCCGCGCTTGCGTCGATTGATGCCATCAAAGGGCGTAATTCACGTTCTGGAAATGGCAGTGGCCACAACATGGCCGCGACCAATGCAATGTTCCAGTTTCAGGACATCGGCGTGACAGCGGCGATGGGCATGAACCCTGCCATGATCGCGATGCAACAAGGCTCCCAGTTGGCGGGCGGGTTTGCTGGTATGAACATGAAGCAGGTTGGCGCTTCGCTTGTCGACGCTTTCAGCATGCTGCTCTCACCGGTTTCTCTTGCTACCGTCGCCGTTACCGGCCTGACGGCCGCCGCCATCCAGTACGCTATGACATGGTCGGGAAATGCCAAAACGCTGAGCCAGACGATCGAAGAGCACGAAGCCCAGATCAAGAGCCTGCACGATGCCTACCAGTATGCAGGCACCGCTGCCGAAGCCTATTTCCAACGCATCAACGCAGGTCAGTTCTTTCAGTCGAGTGGCAATCGCAAGCAGTTGGAGAAGACGGTCAACACCGGTTCTAACCAGATGCTGGGCCAACTCGGCATGCAATCGACCGGCAATCTCTTTATTGATGCATATGGCACTATTCCTGACGATGCACAGTGGATGGTGCACTCACCATATAAAGATTTCGAAGCCGCTATCCTCCATCTTCAGAAAACTGCAAAAGACGGAAAGCCGGATATTCTGGGCTTCCGGCAGATGGTGGAAGAACGCTGGAGCCTCGACAGAAACAATGAGGGGCTTAGCAAAACCGCCAAAGAACTGCTCGAAATGGGGACGGAGGCAACAGCGGCCGCTCTTCGCCTCGAACAGTTGAAGGAAGCGCGCGCCCGTTTCATGGCGCAGGAAGCTCAGCGGCGAGCCGGTGAATACAGCTCCAGCATTTCCAGCTTGCGCGGCATTGCCGCACCGCAGCTCAGCGACCGCCGTCAGGTCGAAGACACCTATGCCACCGCTTACGGTAATGCAGGCGACCGGGACGAGCGCGCCGATGCACTCAAGCAACGTGATGAAGCTCTCGCCCGTGTCAATGCGCAGGAGGCGCGCCAGATCCAGTTGGCGCAAATCGACATTCAGCTGCAGACAGCTCGTGATCCGCTGACCCGCGCTGACCTGACAGCAAAACGCGAACGCATTCAGTTGTCCGGAATGGAGATCGACGCCACAGAAGCTGAAACCCGTGTGCTGCAGGCCCGCAATCAGGTCATTGCTGAAGCTCTGGCACAATCGTCGGCGCAGGTTTCGGATATGCGGGCGGATGTCGAAGCCCGACGTAATGTGAACGATGCAATCGCTGCCGGCACAATCAACGCGGCCGATGCCCAAACCTATCTTCAGGCAGAAACTCAGTTGCGGCCGCTTATTACCGCAGCGGCAAAAGCTGAAGGTGCAGAAAAGCAGAAGCTGACCGAACAGATTAACGCACAGACGGCGGCTTATCAGGCACTTGCGGAAGAGCAGCGCCGGGCTAGTGCGCTATCATATCTCCAGTCGCAAAAGGACAATATCGCCAGCCTTCAGGTGCAACTCGCCGTGGTTGGCGAAACGGAGACCGTGCAGAAACGCGTGATCGCACAACTGGAGGCGGAGCAGAAAATCCGTCAGCTTGGACTTCAGACCAGTTCGGAAATGGCCGATAAAATACGCGAACAGGCTGGCAGGGAAGCGGAACTGACCGCCCAACTGGAAAAACAGGCCGATGCTTGGGGCAAAATTCGCCAGACTGGCGAAGACACCATCGACACCATTTTTGACGGCCTGTCGTCCGGCGACTTCGACATCAAGTCGATCGCTGCGGATTTATTCTCCGATTTCAGCAAAACGTGGCTGGAATTGTCCGTTAAAAACCCGCTGAAGAACGCACTCTTCGGCACCAATTACGGCACCATGGATGATGTCGGCGGGATTTCGGGCATAATTTCTAAGCTGTTCGGCGGTGGGCAGGTCGATGGATCTAGCATCATCAAATCCGCGCTCGGCAACCAGAGCGTTGGCGCGATGACGGTGACGGCCGCGACCGTCATGGTCAATGGCGGTGTGACCGGCGGCGTCGGCGGATTGCTCGGTCTTGGATCCGGTTCTGCTGCCAACAGCAACACGTTGACTGGCGATATTGCTTCCATGGCTAAGGTCATAAAAGGCATGGAAAGCAGCAATAATTATTCGGCCCTTGGCCCGGTTCTGGCCTCCGGCGACCGCGCCTATGGTGCGTATCAGGTTATGGGTGCGAACGTACCGAACTGGACGAAGAGCGCCCTTGGCTATTCGATGACACCCGGCGAGTTCCTCAAGTCTTCGTCTGCACAGGATGCAGTCTTCAACAAGGTATTTGGCGGTTACGTTGGCAAATATGGTGCGAGCGGTGCGGCGCAGGCTTGGTTCGGCGGTCCCGGCTCGGTTGGCAGTGGTGGAAATGCCGCCGACATCCTCGGCACGACCGGCACGGAATATGTCAGCAAGTTCAACGCCGGCCTTCAGCAACTGAGCGCCACGACAGGCAGCGCTACCGGAGCAATCGGGAATCTCGGCTCTGGTCTCAATACAGCTTCGACCGGCCTTAACCAGTTGGGAAATGGCTTCAACAACTTCGGTCAGCAACTGTCCGGCTTTGCGTCTGGCGGCGGTGGTTTCAGCTTGGGTTCACTGTTTCCCGGCGCTGGCGGTTTTCAGAGCCAGCAGCTTGCGAATGCCATCCAGTCTGGCGTGGGCGGACTTTGGTCCGACGGCGGTTATACCGGACCGGGCGGCGTTTACGAGCCGAAGGGCATTGTTCATGCAGGCGAAGTTGTCTGGTCACAGCGCGACGTTGCCCGCGCCGGTGGCGTACATGTCGTTGAAGGTATGCGCCTTGGATATCGGGGCTACGACAGCGGCGGTGTTGTGGGCGTAACGCCACTCCCGCCAGTCGCGCAATCTGCCGCCAATTCAAACCGGCAGGCAAATATGCAGAGCAGCGGCTCGCGTGCAGCCAACTTCCATTTCCACCTCGATGGCGCTCGCGGCGACAAGGAGATCGAGGATGCAGCCTATCGCGGCATGCAGATGGCTCTCACTGAGTACGACAACATGCTTCCCGACCGTGTTGCTGGCATCAATCAAAATCCGGAGTGGCGATGAGCGATCCCTTACCTCTCAGCGAGATTTTCGATCATTTGCCGGTATCGTCCGTTGAATTGACGGTGCAGCGCAATGATGAAATCTCCATTTCGGGCGGCGCTGAGTATTTCCAGAACGAACTGGCGGACCCGCTTTGGACCGGACCATTCACACTTGGCACCGGCAAGCATGCCGAGCTAAAGCGCGCCGCAGCATTGATCCGTTCACTGCGCGGCAGTCAGCAGGCATTTCTGATCTGCGATCCGACTTCGCTTTGGCCGCAAGCTGACCCCAAAGGGCTGATCCTCGGTAACGCCAATGTCACAATCCGGAGCGTCCCTTCCAGCCGCGCAATCGCGCCGCTTACCGGTTTGCGTGCTGCCTACAAGCTGACCGCAGGCGACAAGATGCAGATCACGTATGACAACCCGGTCAAATATGCCTTTGTGGAAGTTTCCCGCGATGTGACAGCCAATGCAAACGGCCAAGCTGACGTTGCTGTTTTTCCATGGCTTCCATTGTCTTTGATCGCCGGGGCCAAGGTCACACTCATCCGGCCTGCTTGCCCGGTCGTGATCGTCAAGGACACGCATCGCCCCGGTACGGCTCGCAACACCATTACCGAAAACGCCAGCTTTACCGTTATCGAACGCAGGAGGCGCGCCCTATGATTTCCGCTTCCCCGGCAGTTGTCACCTTGCTGCAGAATGCAGGAACGGACGGCCTGAAGGAACACAAGCTCATCTGGTTTGCCGTCAAGGAACGTGCCACCGGCAATCCGATTGGACGCGGGATTTGGGATGGTTCGGAGGACTTGAACCATACCGTGGTTTCCGGAGTGACCGGCCTGCCTGAAGCCCGCTCGTATTACGGCGCATCCCTCCTGTCGGTTGGCGATATCGCCTGCACCACGGATATGACGGTCCAATCCGTGACCATCAATCTCTCGCAGATTGCCGATGTCGCACAGCAGCTGATCCGCGAATACAACGCCCGGCTCGCGCGAGTCGAAATCCACACTCTTTATATGCACCCGCGGACCGGTATGCCGGTGGGCGAGCTACTGGATTGGGTGGGCGAGATCGACAAGGCTCCGATCAAGACACCGGCAATTGGCGGCGAAGGCTCCATCGCCATCAAAACCGTTAGCGACATCATGTCGATGCTGACCCGCATCAATGGCCGCAAGTCCTCTTATGAAGATCAGCGCAAACATGCCGATGGCGACGAAATCAGCAAATACGCTTCGACTGCCGGAACGTGGGACGTGAATTGGGGGCAGAAGGCGAAATGACTATCACGCTGCAGCGCCGCCGTGACTGGCGCACCCGTTTGAATGCCTATCTGACCGACATCAAGTCGGCCAACATCGTTTGGGGCGCGCATGATTGTGCGGTGGGGCTGGCCGCTCGCGCCATCGAGGAGATGACCGGCGTGGATCTCGCTGCCCGCTGGCGTGGCCGTTACGATTCCGCATCGAGCGCGCTGCGTATGATGCGTGAGGACGGCTTTGACGATCTTGAGCAGCTTGGCCGCTCACTTCTTCCTGCCGTCCCGGCCTGCATGGGCCAAATTGGCGATGTTGCGCTTGTTCCGGACGAAACCGGCATAGGAGCGCTTGGTGTCGTCATTGGCGACCGCATTACCGTTCTGACCGAAACCGGCATCGGCACGGTCGATCTGCTTTCCGCCAGCGTTGTCTTCAGGGTGGGTTAAATGGCCTTTAAAGTCTTTTTATACGCCCTTTATTTCTTCTTCGTCACGCTGCTTGTTCCCGCTCACGCCGGGCCGGTATTTGCTGCTGTGGGTTTCATCGCCAAGGCGGTGACCGCATTTGCGGCTTCGTCATGGATCGGCGGTGTTATCGTCGGCATCGGCAAGTCCGTTGTCGTCGGCCTGCTCAACATGGCGATTGGCAAGCTCACGAACAAAAAGCAGAAACAGGAACCCATCGGCGTCAATCTGCGCGCGCAAATGGGCGACGACCTACCTCTTGCATTTATCGTCGGCAAGCGAGCGACGGCAGGCAAGCGCAAATATTGGGGCGCATGGGGTAAGGACGGCGGAACGCCTAATGCCTATTTCGTCGACTTTCTTGAAGTTGGCGCTATCCCTTCATACGCGGGGCCGCAAGGCATTAAGGCGCTCTGGATCGGGGACAAGAAAGCCACGATAAAGTGGAATGAGCCTCATGCCGATGGCCGGGGCTATCCGGTCGAAGAGTTCCGCAAGGATGGCAAAGACCACTGCTGGGTGAAGTATCTGGACGGAAGCCAGACCGTCGCGGACGCCTATATGGTTTCCAAGTTCGGAAGTCTGGCTGAGCGGCCATTTACCGACACGATGATCGGGCGCGGCAAACAAATCCTGATCGTGACGTGCCGTTTCAATACCGATCTGTTTTCCGGCAATCCGGAGGTTCTGGTCGAGCCTGCGCCGGTTCGTGCTTACGATCTGCGCAAGGACACCACGGCAGGCGGCAGCGGCGCACATCGCTATGGCGTCCAGGCCACATATGAGCCGACCGAAAATAATGCCGTCCTCATATACAATATTGTGCGCGGCATTCAGGACGCTGGTGGCAATTGGCTTTACGGCGGTCAGGACGTTGCCGCCTATCGCCTGCCAGCCTCGGCATGGATGGCGGCGGCGAATGAATGCGACCGTGTCATTGATGGCCGAACGCAATTCCGCTGCGGCGCTGAAATTTCGGTCGATGAGGAACCAACTGCTGTCATCGAGCAGCTGCGCCTTGGTTGCAATGGCCGCTTCGTTCTCTCCGGAGGCACGGTTGAGCTTCTGGTCGGCGCTCCAGCTGCTCCGGTCTTCCATTTCACCGATGCGGAGGTGATCCGTTCTAACGACAGCGAAATGGACCCTTGGCCTTCGCTTTCGGATACGCACAATACGCTGACCTCGTCGCACCCCGATCCGGATAGCCGATGGGCGATGAAGGATGTGCCGGAATATTCCGTTGAGGAATATGTATCGGACGATTCCCGCACGCTGTCCTATTCAGTTGCGTTTCGTGCTGTTCCCTATCCGGAACAGGTGCAGGCGCTGCAAAAGACCCTGATCGAAGAAGGTCGCCGGTTTGTCGTTCATGAACTGACGCTGCCGCCAATTGCCCGCCTTTTGAAACCGGGCAACGTGGTGTCATGGACCTCGCTTCACAACAACTATGGCGACAAGCTTTTCATCATCGAGCGCATCACCCGCAAGCGCGGCTCGCTTCAGCGCGTCGTTCTTCGCGAGCTGGACCCGAACGATTATGATCCGCCTGAGTTCATTATTCCACCGACGCCGGGATGGATCGGCCCGGTTCCTGTACCGTCTCATCCCATGTATGGCTGGTCTATCGAGCCAGCGACCATTGATGACGACAGCGGCAGGCCGCGCCGCCCGACCGTTCGCTTCAACTGCGCACCGGATCAGGATGATGTCGTGCGCGTTCACGTCCAGTTGCGCCGTAAAGATACCGAGGACGTGGTTTTTGACAGCGACAGCACGCCATATGGCGCTCCGTACTCTTGGAAACTGCAACTCAACCTTCCGGGCAATACGTGGTTTGAAGGCCGTGGCAAATATGTGCCTGGCCGTGCGCGTGACACGGACTGGAGCGAGTGGATTGCCGTCAAAACCTTGAACATCCAGTTCATTGACGAGGATATCGGTGAAGGCGCGATAACTGCCGCAAAGCTCGCCGCTGCATCTGTCGAGTTTGACAAGATTGCCGATGAGGCCATTCGGCTCAATCATTTCGCAAACAGCATCACGCCGGTCGAGATCGGTGACGAGCTGCCCACGGAAGGCAATTTCGATGGCAGGCAGTTCTACAATACGGCAGACGGCAAGATTTACACTTGGAACGGCACGAACTGGACGGCACCGTCCTTCGATCTGGCCGATGGTTCCGTTACATCGCAGAAGCTTGCGGAAAGCTCGGTTACGGCTTCCAAGATCATGAATGAGGCGATCACGGCCATCAAGATCGCCGATGATGCCGTGACCTCCCTGAAGATCGCTGACGGTGCCATTATCGCGGACAAGCTGGCCGACGCTGCTGTCACGGCTCAAAAGATTGCCGATGAAGCCATATCGCTTGGCAAGTTCGCCATTGGCCTGCGCCCGGTTGAAATTCTTGGTGCGCTTCCATCGACCGGCAACACGCTTGGCCGACAGGTGTTCCTGACGACCGACAGCAAGCTTTATCGCTGGAACGGGACGATGTGGCTTGCCTCGGTTGCTGCAACCGACATCAGCGGGCAGTTGAGCGATGCGCAGATCGCGGCCATCGATGCGGAGAAGATCGCCGGTCAGATTACCGGCACCCAGATCAGCAACGATGCGATATCGGCACCAAAGCTTGCAGCGGGTGCCGTGACCGCTGGCAAGATCGCGGCGGGCGCGGTGCAGGCCGGAACAATTGCGGCGGGCGCGGTGACGGCTGGAACACTCGCGGCCAATGCCGTGACAGCCGACAATCTTGCCGCCAACTCCGTTACCGCTGGGGCGATTTCGGCTGGAGCCGTCAATGCCAGCGCGTTGGCCGCAGGCGCGGTTATTGCCGAAAAGCTTGCTGCCGGTGCCATTTCGGCGGACAAACTGGCCGTGGGCCGTGCCGCCAACTGGCTGGAGAACAGCGACCTGACGGCAGGCATTACGGGCTGGTTTCTGAACGGCACCATGACAATGGAACCGTTGGGTATCAGAACTGATGCCTATGCACCGCCCGGTGGTGCGTTACAGGTCCGGCAGACGGATGCTGCGCAGGGCGTTTACGCTGATGTTTTCCAGATCACACCGCAGAAGGCTTCCAAATATTTCGACGTTTCGGCAGGCAAAAAGTATGAGTTTTCCGCTTATCTGTTTTCGCTTCGCTGCGATGGAGCGCTCTATATCCAGTGGTATGATGCGTCTGGCGCTTCAACCTATTCCAGCGTGCAAGTTCCGCTTCCACAGTCAGGTTCTCCTGATTTCAAGCTTTCCGCTTATCTGCGTCCTGTCCTGATCGCTACCGCTCCTGCCGGTGCGGTCAAGGCGCGACCATTCGTTAGAAAACTGCCCACCGCGACCGGATCGGACAGCCTTTTCTGGATCACGCGTCCATTTTTCAGTGAGGCATCCGATAACCAGACCGAAGCATCGGTCTGGTCACCGTCAGGCGTAACCTTGGTTGATGGCGGAAACATCGTCACCAATGCAATTACCGCTTCCCATATCTCTGCATCCGCCATCACAGCCGAGAAGCTCGCAGCGGCGGCAGTGACGGCAACGGCCATTGCTGCCGGATCGGTGACTGGTGAAAAGATCGCCGCGAATACCATTGCGGGCGAAAACATGGTCGCAGGTTCGATCACGGCCCGCGAGATGGTGATCTCCGACTTTTCCAATCTGGCACCGGGTGGCGATCAGCTTGATGCCAAAACGCTGGCTTTGTGGTCGGTCAGCGGTACTGGCACGGCCTATGTTCTAACGGGTACCGGCTATCTATATCAGGGCAGTTCGTCCTTCAACGTCCAGAAAACCACGCCGACATCATCTGTCAGCCTTCTTTCCGATTACATCCCAGTCGAAGGTGGGCAACAGTACTTTGCAGAATTTGCCATCATGACAAATCAGGCCGTCCAGACCAGCGGCGCATATTACCGCGTGGTATGGTTCGGTCCGGACAAGGTCCAACTGGCATCTCCGAACAACTACACCGATGCCTATGGCAACGGCGCTATTCCCACTTCGTTCAGCTTACGCGGTGGAAAGGTGACTGTTCCAGCCGGTGCGCGGTTTGCAAAGCTGCAGATCATCCATCACAGCACAAGCACCGTGCATAACCTGATCGTTGGCCTGATCAGCTTCCGGCGCGCGAACGCTGCGAGCCTCATTGTCGATGGTGCCGTCACTGCCAACCTTCTCGCGGCGGGTGTGGTGACCGCTGACAAGCTGGCAGCAAATGCGGTGACAGCAGGCAAAATAGCAGCCGGAGCGATCAGTGCCACGCAACTTGCGGCCGGAGCGGTAACAGCCGACAAGCTCGCATCCGGTTCCATTGCAACCGACAAACTGGCCGTCGGGATATCGCGAAATGTGCTTCAGAACTCACAATTCACGGCAGGCTTGAGCACATGGACAGCGAGCAGCACTCCGGGCGGCTGGACTGCATCATTCAGTCTCGTTGCAGCAGGATCGTCTTGGGCAGGACCGCTCAATCCCACTATCAGGGTGTGGCAGTCGAATAACGCTGCTACCGGCTATATTGATGTTCGTCAGAACCGGCCCGACCAGACTGGGTGGAAGGCGAACTGCTATCCGGTCACGCCGGGAGATACATGGGAAGCGTCAGTTTTCGCGTCTGCGCACCGCTGCAACGTCGAGCTTCGCATTGAATGGCGCATGGCCGACGGCTCTGCTTCTTATACATCCGCTGCGCTCAATGCGGGCAACACAGGCCCCAGCTCCACCAATCCGGAGCTTTGGCAGCGTCTTGTCGTGCGCGGCGTTGCGCCAGCCGGTGCGGTCGCAGCGGGCATCCATATGCGCAAGGGCGCTACGCTGGCCGGAAACACCGACAGCTACATGTTCCTTTACAAGCCCTTTCTCGCGCAGGTGCCACCTTATGTGTCCGAAGCGGCACCATGGAGCGATGGCGGTTTCGTGCTGATCGACGGGTCCGGCATCGTTGCCGGAGCAATCACTGCCGATAAGATGAATGTCAGTTCGCTTGCGGCAATCAGCGTGAATGCGGGCCGCATCCGAACTGGCGAGGCTGTTTCGCCAGATGAGCGGTTCCAGATCAATTTTACCGCTGGCAGCATTGAGTGGTCTGACTGATGGCGCGCGGCTTTCTCAAAGATGTCGGCGGCGTCAAGCGGCTGCGAATGGTCAAGGCGGGGTATGACGCCAACAACCTTTCGCTGCCGTATAATGCGGTCATTTTCGACAGCGTTTTCCCGCCCAATCTGACGCCATGGGCGGCTGGCGTCGTCCGGGTCTCTGCCTCTGGCACCATGACGAAGATCGTCTCTTGGGCTGATCCCGGTTATGTCCCGATGACCATCCTGACCGCAGCGCAGACGAACGGGGTGCGGTTAAGCGTGTTCCCATGGACGTCTAATAACCCCATCGCGCGCGCCGCGAGGGACGGAATCTATCTGACGACCGGTTCGATCGCTCTCCCAGCTGATTTCTATTACATGGCATTCAGGGTGGCGGGCTGATGGTTCAACGCGGGTGGCTCAATCTCGGACAAGGCGTCTTTCGCGTTTCCGCCCCCGGCGTAGACGTGAAAACAGCTGCTCCAAATCAACTGCTGCTGGATGAGCGGGTCATATATCCGCAGATCATCCAGAGCATCTTCGTGCCATTCGTTTCACCCAACAATGTCGTGACTGTGCCGATCACCGATTACGGCTTCATTCCGAACTGCTATGCCTACGGCCGTTATGCAGGCGAAGACAATCGGTCGTTCCCAGCCAGAGCCGCCTATACCAGCCAGTCGAACCAGCTTCAGAACCACTTTTACTACATCGTTTCCAGCAACCAGATCACGGTTGAATTCGCCGTTCCCACGTTCCTGCGCGGCGCTCAACTCATAACGTTGAGGCCCTGACATGACACGCGCGGCGATCAACAAGAACGGCGTTTTCATTGCCAAGCCCGGAATGCAGATTGAGCAGGGCGAAGCGGCGCTCGCCTTTTCGCCCATCGGAGCGCAACAGCAAATCCTGACTTCCGGTATCGCTACGTTACAGGCTTTCAATGCAGGCGGAACGCAAAGCACGGCTTACAATCGCGCCATCGTTTCCTTCGGTATGACCTTTGCCACGCCGCCGCTTGCTTACTGCATGCTGACCCGGACAGCGGACGCGATGCGAGATATCGCTTTTGCAATGTATCTGGGAACCCGGAGCGGCGACGTTGTACGCGAGCCCGACCTCTGGTGGGAGACGACGACAACCGAACTCCGCATCTATTCCGCGTGGGTGCTCTCGCAGAGCGCGTCCGCTTCCTATGTCATTTGTCGAAACGAGGCATCCTGATGATCGTTGTTCATGATGAAAAAGGCATGATCCTTTTCATTTCCACCTACCATGCAGGCGAGGATTATGAAGCTGAGCTGACCAAGCAAGGCTACCAGTTCGTTTCTTATGACGAGCCTGCCGACGCAATCGAGCTTGTCGGATCATACTTTGTCGAGGCCGGAGAAGTGCGGCCGCGCCCTGCAATCGACCTGGACAAGACAGAGGTGGCATTGGGCGAAACCATTGTCATCGACAATCTGCCCGCAGTCGCCACCGTCCGGATCGATGATCTGTCCTATGCGGTCGAAGGCGGCAGGCTCGAATTCGAGGCCGAGCATCCGGGCCGATACGCCATCCAGATTGACGCATGGCCGTGCCTTCCATTTCAGGCCGAGGTGATCGTGCAATGAAAATCACCCTGACGAAAGATATCGGCAAGGAACGTGCCGCAGCCCGTAAGCGGGTCGATGCGCTGTTTGCCGCTCGCACTGAAGCTGCATTAGGGCCGAAGGCTGCGCTTTATGCCGTCAAATACTCCGCTGCAATCGCCCATATGGCAGGCGTCCCGTCGCCCCTGATCGCGGATAGCGCAGCAGCTGAAGAAATCATCAATCGCAACAAAGAAATGCAGGCCAAACTGTCCGTCATCGAGAGAGAGCGGCAGGCACTGCAAGCAAAGATCGATCAGGCGGCGACTGCCGCCGATATCGAAAGCGTGGTCAGCAATCACGCGTCTAACGGCCTTTACGGGTCGCATCCTCTCATCACCAACGGAGAACAGAAATGAAGAATTTCAACGTGACCCTGCGTTCCGGCCCGACTCTCGTTCTGACCGCAGCTCGCTTTCAGTCAGATGGATCGGGCGTCCGGCTATTTGACGACAATGGCGAACTGGTCGCCGCGTGGGCGGATGGACAGGTCGTTTCATGCGTTCCGGCTGACGCCACCCAGATCGAGCCATCAACGCCAGAGGCAGGAGAATAAGCAATGTCGGCCACAGTCATCAAAATGCTCAAGGACCGCATTGCATGGCAGGAAACGCAGCTGGAAGCTTATGCGGGGGCCATCGACACGATGGCCTCGCAGATCAACGCTGCTAACGCCAGAATTGCCGAGCTGGAGGAGGAAACGGCGGGCGAACTCATAGAACTGAAAGAAGGGGAATGAAGTAGGGACGGCCACGTTAATTCGTGGAGGCGGGTCAAGCGTCTATTTGATGGTGTTAATTAGATATCGACAAACACTTATCGTTTTGATTGATTGGCCCCGCATTAACGGGGGATTTCAATGAAGGGCAGATTTGCAATTTTACTTGCTGTGGGAACCGTTCTCACAGCTTGCCAGACAATGCCAAATGACAACATGATCTGGTTGAGGACAGACGGTCAAAGCCAAGTCGGCAATCCTCATCTCGCTCAACAGTTCCAGATCGACAGTACAGTTTGTAAAGGGGAAACCCAAAAATCAGCGGTGGGCGCTCCTGTCGTTTATTCAAACGGGAGCATCGCGAGTGAGGTGAGCGCAGCAGTCGTATCTGGTCAGCAAGGTGCAGCACTTAACGATGTACTGAAAGGCTGTATGGCCCAAAAGGGATACATGTTGGTTCCGAAGGATCAGGCAGCTGCGATCGCGGCTCAGTACAGGGCTAACGCTAAACAGTAG